ATTCCATTGGGCAAAGTTACTGTGTTTGCAGGCGAATCAGGCGCAGGCAAAAGTTTTATTTGCTCTGGAAATCTTGTTAAAAACGCACAGAAACAGGGTATCTACCCTATTCTCATTGACACAGAAAATGCCCTCGACGAAGCCTGGTTACACGCTCTGGACGTCGACACTTCGGAAGATAAATTACTCAAGCTAAACATGGCCATGATCGATGATGTGGCCAAGATGATTTCAGAGTTTGTCAAGGAATATAAAACTCTACCCGAAGAAGGTCGCCCTAAGGTCTTATTTGTTCTGGATAGTTTAGGTATGCTGTTAACACCTACAGATGTTAACCAATTCCAGGCAGGAGACATGAAAGGCGATATGGGTCGTAAGCCTAAGGCACTAACTGCCTTGGTTCGTAACTGTGTTAATATGTTTGGCGATTTAAACATCGGCCTGGTTGCAACTAACCATACATATGCTAGCCAAGACATGTTTGATCCCGACGACAAGATCTCAGGTGGTCAAGGCTTTATCTATGCTTCCAGTATTGTAGTTGCCATGAAGAAAATGAAACTCAAAGAAGATGAAGACGGCAACAAGATCACCGATGTCATGGGAATCCGTGCTGGTTGTAAGGTAATGAAAACACGCTATGCCAAACCGTTTGAAGGTGTACAGGTCAAGATTCCGTATGAAACAGGCATGAATCCTTACTCAGGCATGGTAGACATGGCAGAGAAACGTGGCCTACTCAAGAAGGAAGGCAACAGTTTAGCATTTGTTACCAGCGACGGTGAAATTATTAAACAGTTCCGTAAAAAATGGGAAAGTAACGAGAATGGATGTCTAGACAAGTTAATGCTAGACTTTAACAATCAAAAAACGGTAAGTACTGAAGAACAACCAGCGGAGGAATAATAGATGTCAGTGGAACTAAGTAAAGAAATTTGGGACGAACTCAAGCGTTATGTAAACACTGTGGATCGAAACGACGCAGCAGAAACCTTGGTGTCGGTTTTGATCGACAACGATGTGGACGCCGATGAAATTAAAAATACGTTTAAATCGGATTCAGAAATCAAACGTGCTCTAGCGCACTATCTCAAAGATCATGCCGATGATGATGACGAGGAAGATGACGAAGAAGATAAAGAAGAGTATGACAACTAAACTGTGGCCCATACAAACTGCTACTGCTTGTAAATTAAAATGGGCCTGGAGCACCTTGTATCTTAATAATGGGACCACAGCATCATGTCATCGTACTGCATTTTCAGAACTAAATGCAGACAATTTTTTTAATTTTCACAACACGGAAATAAAAGTGCAAGATCGGCAGAATATGCTGGCAGGAAAGTGGCCAGAAAAGAACTGTCTATATTGTAAATCCGTTGAGGATGCAGGGGGCACCAGTGATCGCATGCGACAGTTGTCAGTGCCTTATTCGATACCCTCTGAATTGGAATATGATCATACTGCCGTAAATGTTTCGCCTACATTGTTAGAAGTATATTTTAACAATACTTGTAATCTGGGCTGTTTATATTGTTCATCATCGTTGAGTTCAAGTATACAGGCAGAAAATCAAACCCATGGTGAGTTTAAACAAGGTAAGGTTTGGTTAAAAAATAAGAATTCACATTTTAAAGATTTAGCGCCATATTTTTGGGAATGGTTTGCTGAGAAATTTTCTACTATACATAGATTTCATGTGTTAGGCGGCGAACCCTTCTACCAAAAAGAATTTGAAAAATTACTGGACATGATTGATCAATATCCAAACCCAGAGTGCATACTAAACATTGTTACTAATCTTTCGATATCTACCGAACGATTAAAACAATTTGTTGAGAGATTTAAATCTCTATTAGCACAAAAAAAATTAAAAAGAATTGATATTACCTGTAGCATTGATTGTTGGGGCCCACAACAAGAATATGTACGATGGGGATTGAATCTTGTCGAATGGGAAAAGAATTTTACCTATCTGTTATCACAAAAATATCTGTATCTCAATATCAATCAGACCATTGGGACCTTGACCATAAAGACCATGCCTAATCTTTTGGAAAAACTTGCTGAGTGGCGAAAAATTCACAAGATAGGACATTGGTTTTCCGGAGTTGACCCTGACCCAGAATATTTAAAAGCTGGTAAACTTCCTGGACATGTATTTGAACAGGATCGTGATCGTATACTCAGTCTTATGCCGCAAGACACAGATGAAAACATACAAGCATACGAATACATGAAAGGCATATTCAAACAAATTTGTCAGCCTGAGTATAATTCAGATGATATCAAAGATCTAATTGTTTTTTTGGATGAAAAAGATCGACGTCGCGGCACCAACTGGGAAACGTTGTTCCCATGGTTAGTGGAGTATAGAAAATATGTGGTATAGTAAAGTTGTAGCTGATTTGGGTGCTATTCCGGACTTCATAGCATATTACGAACAGGAGCTTAACTCTGCCAAAGTTGAATGTCGCATTGGTGGTCTTGTGGAAAAAAATATCACAGCTTTACCAGGTATTACCGAACACAGATTTAATCAGCTACAAGAAATTGAAGCGGTACTAAACTACCTCAACATACAGTTACGTAAAATTCGCCGTAGACATTTTCAAAAGTATCTGGAAGGTTATCAGCGTGCCTTGACCAGCAGAGATGCAGAAAAGTATGTAGATGGTGAAGATGAAGTTATTGATTTTGAAACCATAATCAACGAAGTGGCCCTGTTGCGCAATCGTTGGTTGGGCATTATGAAAGGTCTGGATACCAAACAGTGGCAAATGGGTCATGTTGTGCGTTTACGCACAGCAGGTATGGAAGACATCCAAGTTTAAGCCATCATAATGTAGGTACATAAATACCCACATGAAAACTATTATCGTAGTCAGTGGCGGATTCGACCCCGTACATTCTGGACATATCAAACTGATTAAAGAAGCTCGTAAGTTGGGTGACCAGCTTATTGTGGGCATCAACAGCGACGATTGGTTGGCCCGTAAAAAGGGTCGTGCATTTATGCCTTGGAATGAGCGATTATGTGTGCTAAACAATTTGTCCAGTGTAGATGAAGTTTATACCTTTGACGACGAGGATAACACAGCCTGTCACTTGTTGCAACAGGTACGGGCACACTATCCAGAAGCACGTATTATATTTGCTAACGGCGGCGACCGCACCCGAGACAATATTCCAGAAATGACAGTACCGGGTGTGGAGTTCGTGTTCGGAGTAGGTGGCCTGGACAAGGCCAATTCTAGTTCCTGGATCCTGCAAGAATGGAAAGCACCCAAGACCCAACGCGACTGGGGCTACTATCGTGTGTTACACGAAGCAGGTGCAGAGGTCAAGGTCAAAGAACTCACGGTAGAACCAGGACAACGTCTCAGCATGCAACGGCATGGCCAGCGTGCTGAACACTGGTTTGTAGTTGAAGGAACTGCCACAGTTTACACTATCAATCGCAAAAGCGATGCAGAACTGCTGGGCGAATTCACACGTCATCAGCATATTCATATAGATTGTAGAGAATGGCATCAGCTTTGCAATTTGACTGATCAGTCATTGCGTGTGGTCGAAATTCAGTACGGTGAAAACTGTGTTGAGGAAGACATAGAAAGACGTCAATGACTCCTATTCCAGTTTTTGTAGGATATGATCCTAGAGAAGCCATTGCTTATCATACCTGTGTCAACAGCATTATACGACATGCCACACAACCTGTGGCCATTGTGCCGGTAGCACTAAATCTGTTCCGAGACTACAAAGAAACTCACAGTGACAACAGTAATCATTTTGTTTACACACGTTTTTTAGTTCCACATTTGATGGGCTATCGAGATTGGGCTATATTCATTGACGGCGACATGGTGCTACGTGATGATATTGTTAACCTTTGGAATTTACGACTTGAAGGCAACTATGATGTCATGGTAGTCAAACATGACTACAAGACCCGGATGACAGAAAAATATCTTGGCAGCAAAAATGAAGATTATCCAAGAAAGAATTGGTCTAGTGTAATCCTATGGAACTGTGCCAGTTGGCCAAATCGAAAACTTACACCTGAGTTTGTACAAAATGCCACCGGTGCCGAACTGCACAGATTCACTTGGATAACTGATGATCGTATTGGTGATTTACCACCTGAATGGAATTGGTTACCCGACGAGTATGGCGCCAACCCTGCGGCCAAACTACTGCATTACACATTGGGAACTCCCTGTTTTCATGAGTTTGCCGATACCCCGCAGTCTGAGGAGTGGCATAGGGAACGCATACTAACAGAATACTGTCAACAACGGGTAATAAAATAATGCTAGACATGTATGAACAACGTGGTGATCTTTGGTGGCCAAAAAATGAAATTGGATGCTATCGGTGGACCGCAAATGAAATTGATTTGCCCAACTACCTAATGAAACACGTGGAAAACAAACAAGTTATGATACAGGCCGGCGGAAACATGGGTTGGTTTACAAAATTATACGCACAACAGTTTGAAAGAATGTATGTGTTTGAACCGGATCCTGTGAATTTTGTATGTCTTAATCTCAATGTTCCAGATCGGCACGTGATCAAGATACAAAGTTGTTTGGGTAATGCCAGAGAATTAAACAGCATAACCAGCCAAGAACATGATCGAGGAAAAAATCATGTCATGCGTGGCAATGATCTTATTAAACGCACCAAAAAAGGTGGCCAACTGGATTACATACCTACACTGTTGATTGATGACTTGAATCTTGATAGATGTGATTTTATACACCTAGACATAGAAGGTTATGAATATTACGCTTTAAAAGGTGCTGAGAACACCATTAAAAATCACAGTCCAATAATTGCTGTGGAAAAAGCTGGCCATGAATCAAGATATGGGTTGACTTGGGAAAACATAGTGAACTATCTTGCAGAATTCGGATACCGTATTATTGACACATATAGATACGAGGTTGTATTTTCTCAATGAAAGCATTTGTAATATACCTTCCTGAACGTGCCCACAGTGTGACACATGCCGATTACATGATAGAAACTTTGAAAGGCTATAATCTGGACGCTTGTCTATATGAAGGAACTCCTGGACCCAGAGCCTTAAAAAATTTAGAAAAAGACAAAAGACAACTGTATCCTTTTAGTATAAAAAATCGAGAGTTGTCATTGAATGAAGTCAAGGGATTAATTAACCCTGAATGTTGGGAAGAGTTCAAATATAATTATGCTTGGAAGATCTATGAGAAACAACGCATAGGTTCTGAAGAAGGAAAAATGCGTCGACCCGGAGTGGTGGGTTGTTTTTACAGTCACTATGGCCTATGGAAAAAGTGTGTGGCACTTGGCGAACCCATCATGATCTTTGAAGACGATGTGAAATTTTATCGAGGCTGGACTCCTATAGACTGGGAAGGTGTGTTGATCTTGAGTCTGGGCAA